CGCTACTCACTAAGTAGCCTAATTTCTCACATGGCGAAAAAGGGTTATGGTGCATATATCAAACTATCTCTTTTAAGCAATCAACGAAATGCGAGCGAATGTTGTAAAAACGGTTGTAAATTCGGTACCTCATGAGGGTATCGACGCCGTAGGCGTTGAAAGAACCATTCCTGAAAACCCGTTACGGCGAAAATCTGATCAGAAACATTGGTACATCGCTATCGTCAACAACAAGTCCGAGAAACTATGCCGTGACAAGCTGGAAAAGCGCATAGCCAGTCAGCCGGAAGGCGAGAAGGACTATGAGGTTTATATAGCCTCCCAAAAAGAGATGTGTCTTCTGCCAAGCGGCAAGCGTAAGCAAGTAGACCGGATCGTCTTCCGTTCCATTGTATTCATCCGTTGCACCGATGTCTTGCGTAGGAAGGAGATCGTGCATCTTCCTTATATCAAACGTTTCATGGTAAACATAGCTGGCGAACGATCTGGAGGCATACGCCCCGTAGCCTTCATTCCGGATGAGCAGATGGTGAAACTCCGTAGGATGCTGGACGATTCCGAAGAGCCTGTCATTATCGATCCCCGTCCGCTGCCTCTTGGAGCGAGGGTACGTATTAACGGCGGTAAGTTGCATGGTCTAGAAGGTAACGTGCTGGAAGTGGAGGATGGCAATCTTAACTTTGTGATCCGTGTAGATCTACTGGGATGTGCCAAAGTAAATATCACCCGTGACCTGCTAGAGCTATTATGATACACATAGATGGATACGCACTACGGTAAAAAAGAGGATAGATCCGGAGTACGCCTTATCTCGTTGTTAGGAAACCATTTGAAAGAGATTCTTAAGCGAGAGTCGGATAATCGTGCCTTCATCCATCTTTACTGTACGGGTCCGTATTGGGTGGCGTTCGAGAAATCAGCTTACCTGTTACGCCAAATATCTTCCCGTACCTTAGTGACCCCGTTAAGCCTCACCACGTACCCGTTTCCAATCGTGATGGTCTCTTGGACAGATGGCGAGTTACGTTCCTATACACGTAACCATCTTTTCCATTGCGAAGGCAATGACTACGGTCGGTTATCCGTCCCTACTCGTACGCTTGACGGTTACAAGGAGTGGCATAAGGAAGAGGTGAGGTATTTTCCGATGCCGGAAGTAAAAACCACGTCCATGGATCGTGACATGGAGATTGATTAAAGATACTTCTGAGGTTCAAGAGGGCCTCTAATCAAGAATATATTATCGCTAGGTCGCAATTAGAAAATGAGAATTAGGCGGCCGATATCGATCAAGAGGTCAGCTATCTCTAGTAGCGAGGAGAGTCCCTTTTTCTTTAACCGATAGACTAGACTCTTGCTTTAGCTTATACCACTCCAACCACTTGAGAGGTTCGGTCGCTTATTATTATAGTTAGATAGATATGAATAAAACAAATATGGAAAAGGTGAAATATCGTTATAATCGCTGGCGTTTAGCGCTGGGGCGTCTGGTAAATTTGCGGTATATCAACCGCTGGATCATTTTTTGTGCGGATCTTTTCATTTCCCTATGTGTATCTTTGATAGGAGTGCTGGGATTATTGTCCATCATGCATGTATACATAAGCGGGATTAGTGTATTAAAGGTAGGAATAGCTTCCTTTGTGGCCAGTATCCTTTCTTTTCTTACGTACGGGGCACAGAACGAAGCGTATAAAACGATATATTGAATAAAACGACACATCGCTTTATAATACAATAGGTTACGGGGAAAGATAGAAGGAACTCCCGCAAAACGAAACGTTTACGCAGGTTTGATTTCTGTTTACGTGGAGGGCTGTTTCGGCTGCATAGGTTTGGCGATTGCTTTAAATGAGCTTACATGAGGTTTACATGGTGTGTAAGTAGGATAGGAAGATAGCGGTTGTATGCCGCTTTTTTTATGCCTTGTTTTGGATTATATGTTTCTAAAATATTCCATATAATGATTATTTAGTATATTTGTTCCGCAAAATATATTGATATGGCAAAGGTTATACATGTGCATTTGACGCACGGAATAGACGGAACAAAGCGAAGAGATTGGTATTTTAGTAGTATTTCGGCTGTTTATACGGTTTTGACGGCAGAACAGGTGGGTGCGACCAAGAATTATTTGTTACATGCCGGTCTGTCCGGTAATGGTACAGTATGCACTAAAAGGGCTATAATCAAGCAATCTACGCTTATTTCAGGGAGTAGGAGGGGAGAGTAGGTGAATAGATTAGAATGGCATTAGAACGAAAGAAAATCACCATTCGGCAGTTATTCTTGTAGAGGAGACTTATGGTCTCCTTTTTTGTGCCTCAAAGTGGCGAGTGAAGTGACGATTGTCCTAACACTTGGAGTGGCAATTTTGGAGGTGGGGATAGTACTGGGGTTAGAAAGTGGGGTTAGTTTTTATAAGAACTGGGGTTAGTAAACACGGTTTTGAGAGGGGGTAGTTGGAAGTATGGTAAAATATGGTTTTTTGAATGATAGGTGTAAAATATGCCTTGATACACCCACCCTAAAAACCATCACCTATAAAAAGTATACATTATTATATAACGGATTATCAGTCCTTTTGGGGCGATTATATGGGGTGGATGGAGGGGGAATACCGAGAGAGGGGAGTCTGAAGGTATAATCGGGGGTATCCTCAGGGTAACGTTTCATGTTCTCCGGATGGTAAAAGTGCGCTCTACCCTACATTTGCATTCCCAGAAGTGTACGCATCCGATGCAGTTTTCCCTTTTTCAAGATTCATTTGGCGAATTTGTTCTTTGAGACGGCCGATTTCTTCTGCTTGTTGGAGAAGTTGCTTGTCTTTTTCTGAAATCAACTGTAGTAATGTTGGAGCTGCGTTTTTTTCTAGTTCTATGTGCATTTCTTCTTCCACTTCTTTTGTTCTTTGGCGGAGTACCTCGTCTTCGTTTTCGAAGTTATAGGGGTGTTCTTGATTTTCTTTCCCTTCTTCTAAACGGGTAGGTAAAATAGATGATGCCCTAAATATTCGTTTTCCTCTTCCAGTGAGTAACCAGTCAGGATCTACGAGATAATTCTCAGAAAGAATGGCAAGCATATCTACACCAACATGCATTCTGCCATTCATGATTTCTGAAAATTTAGCAGTCTTCACTCCCAATTCCTTTGCTATTTCTCCCTGGGTGTGTGCTATTTCTTCTGTAATAAGTTCTTGAACTGCCCTTACAAAACGGTAGTCTATTGAGGATTTCTGTAAAAATGGATCTTCTATATTCATTATTTCTGAAATTATTTTTGGTGTATACAGAAATTCTGTATATTTGCACCAGATTAAGAAATTAACGAGCGGCCAAAGATACAGAAAAGGGTCGAGAATAACGAATTTTAGCACTTAAAGAAAATGAACGAAGAAATCAAAGAATGGCAGACACAAAGCGTGAAGCACAAAGTAGCTTACGTGTTGATGATGGACGGTATCAGTTTCAGATACACTGAAGAGACCGGGATTGTGTTTTCCGCACCTGATTTTTATGTAAAGAATCTTATTCGGCGCTTGATGAGCTGCTACGGCGTGAGTTTGAAACCGATTATAAATGAATTTAAATAGGTGAGAAAATGAAAGCGAAAGTAATTATAGCGCAAGCAACGGTTGAAACAGCCGGGCTTCTTTATGGATTGGTTAAGAAGGTGGCAACGAAGACTGCAATCAAGTCTTATCCCAGTGTGGATTATCAAGCTGTATTTTTCCCGGTTGATAAACACGATTTGGATTTCGTAAAGCGGGTGCTGGCGGATAAGGGCTTTCCTTTCAAGGTAGAAGATGCAGAGTAATATTAAATAAGCGGATAGGGATTATGGGAAAAGAGAACAAGAGAACGTGGAAGGTGAAACTCACCAGAGGAGACGGTACGGTTTGCCGATGGACGTTTGTCTGCACGTTGAATCACGCAAGAGACTTGATAAAGGGGTATGTGCAGAGTTGTGTTTACGACTGTTCGTGGACGATGACAGATGGCGAGATAATGATAGAGGGTAAGTCGGAAATATACGAGAACGTGCGGGGTGAGAAATTAAGCTGGAGCCGTAAGGAAATGCCAATAGGTGAAAGTGTTGAAGGATAACGGAAAACCGAGCGTGACAACCCGGAAGGCGTTAAGAGACGGGTGGCGGTGTGGAAAGACACACGGGAGTGTATGGTTCTTGCGCCAGGGTTCGATTCCCTGGACTCCCTCAGATATAGACACTAAAATGAGTGATTTATGAAAAGAACAATCAATTCCACGGAGAAGGGTAAAGATGTCGGTATTTCTCCGGCAGAAGAAACACCCATACCGGGCTTCCCAACTGACTATGAGCAAAGAGTCCGCGAACGGCTTTCTCGAACACCTTTTGCGTCATTAGTGAATGCTTTGAGAAGTGGAACCAGACAAGATCAGCTGTCGTGTATGCTCCAAGTCGAGCGCCGGCTTCTGCAATATCGTCAGGTAGCGTTATGTTGTCGATGCACACGCAGTCAATTTCTTGAAGAGATGCAATCGCTGTCAGGGCTGTTTGGATTAGAGGTCTGCTCTTCGCTGATGAGAGAGTATCAGCGTAAGATACCAAGAAAGGCAGTGATGTCGGATTTTGAGGCATAAGTCGGTTAATTTTTTTAAACGCAACAAATATAACGAATTAGGATATTAAAATCAAGTGAGATATGAAGAAGTATATTCATGTAACAAGTGAGGATCGCCAGTTTTTGGCCAAGGCTTTCAACGTAAGCAGCGTGACAGTTTGGAAAGCCCTGCGTTTTGAACAGGATACGGATACCATCCGTAGGATCCAGAAGGCCGCCCGTGAGCGTGGTGGTATTGTAATGGCGGTGGCTCCGGTTATGGAGACACTACACGACCATGATAACGTGATACGCCAATATTTTCCGAACGGCGCATTGTTGGAGATCAGTAAAAACGACAGCACGGGTGTGGTGACTTATAAAGGGGAAGAGGTGAGACATTATGATAATGTGACATTTTCCAATATAGACAGCATCCAAAATTTTGCGGCCGCATTGAAATAAGGAGGTGTGAGTATGGAATTTTTCGATAACAAACTTTGCATATCGTTTCGTGAACTTGTTGATGGCGGAATAATGACTGTTCCGAATTACAAGTATATGGCATCCAGTGGCCGGATAAAGGTAGCACGTCGTGGTGGTGGAGCGAAAGGAAATGGAGCTTTGATTGTTATTGATAGTCTGCCTACCTCTTACAAAGAAAAAGTCGAGGAGAAATATCATGGTGGCAATGCCGTGCTTTTGCGTGGCTGGATAATATCGAATTACGAGCTTGATCAGGCTGCCGTCGCTTTCTTTATGGATTGGGCTGCCCGGCAGTCCAGCGATAAGGCTTCTGACGAGCTTGCCAGAAAGTATGCGATAAATGCTTCAGTACTGAATACTTGTATCAAGTTGTACAATCGTAGTCGTGATTATCGAAAGTTAATGGGAGAGAAGTATGATTGGAGCATGATGGCTACTACCATTGAGACGCTGCGCGAAGAGTTCGGGCATGATCTGCCGGCGAGTACCTTGCGTTTCCGGAAGAAGGTGAACGAGTACAAGCAGTACGGTTATGAGTGCCTTATCAGTGGGAAGTTCGGTAACCAGATTGCCAGGAAGGTGGACCACAAGACCGAGCGGCTGATATGCAGTATCGCTGTCCTTCCTAACAAACCGTTCAACAGCAACGTTCATGAGATGTATATGTCCTTTGTGTGCGGGGAGCTTGACGTGTATGACCTGAGTACCGGCGAAATTTATAATCCCGACGATTTTACCGACAAGAACGGCGACCCGAAGGAACTGAGCGAGAGTACCATCAGAAATGTACTGAACAAGCCGAGCAACAAATTGCTGGTAGAGCACGCCCTTTCCAGCTATACCACGTTCATGCACGAGCAGATGCCTCACGTCCACCGCCATAACGGAGAGTTCAGCCTGTCGCAAATCACGATGGACGACGTGGACCTGACACGCAAGCTGAAAGACACCAAGCAGCGGGTACACGCCTATTACGCCTACGACGTGGTGAGCCAGTGCGTGGTCGGCGCCAGTTACGGACGCAAGAAAGACCAGATGCTTGTCGTGGACTGTTTCCGTGACATGTTCCGGCTCATCGAGCGCAACGGTTGGGGTATCCCTGCCGGCATAGAGGTGGAGAACCACCTGATGAGCGAGTACAAGGAGGGCTTCCTGCAGGCCGGGGTCGCATTCAACTTCGTTCACTTCTGCGCCCCTCAGAACTCACAGGAGAAATATGCCGAGCCGCTCAACGGCGCGAAGAAGCGCAGCGTCATCCACAAGAACCATGCCGGCATCGGACGTTTCTACGGCAAGGGCAAGTGGCGCACGGAATACAAGAAGGTCAGTGACGAGTTCAACGATACCTACGAGGATCGGGAGTATTTCAGTTTTGAGCAACTGGTGGCCGACGACCGCCGGGACAGCGCGGAATGGAACAATACCCTGCATCCCAACCAGAAAAAATATCCGGGCATGACCCGTTGGCAAGTGCTGATGGCCAATATCAACCCTACTTTGCACAAGTACGACAAACTCACGCTGAGCCGTTTCATCGGCGAGCGTGTGGAAACCAGCATACGGCGCAACTCAACGGTGCGCGTGGCCTACGAGGACTGGTGGCTGAGCGACACATCGGTGCTGGAACGCCTGCAGCCGAACGACTACAAGGTGACGGCCTACTACCTGCCGGACGAGGAGGGAAAGCCCACGGACGTGTATATATTCCAGGGCGATCGCTACATCGACAAGGTGGAGAAGGTGGAGACCTACAACAGGGTGCTGGCCGAGCAGACCGAGGAAGACGTTGTGAACTATATCGAGCAGCAGAAGAAGATAAGTAGTTTCGGCAAATACGTCCGCGACAACGCCATCGGGCAGGTAGGCGTAGCAGCGAAAACGGAACAGCCGGCCGAAGAAGAGCCGGTGGAAAATCTTCTGGTAGCCTCGGAAACGAAACCGGAAGTCCCCGATGATATTTACGAATGGCAGCCGGCGGTAAACATGGCCGCATTGGGTATTGGAGATATGTAAGGATACGATTAGAATAACATTATAACAGCGTTTGAATTATGATTACAGAAGCGCAAAAACAGAAGATTTTGGGAGCGATAGCCGCCAACCGTGCGAACTATCCGAGTGACGCGAAACATGCCGCCTCCCTTGGCATCAGCACATCGGTGTACAGTGCTATTAAGAACGGACAGACGGATAAAGCCCTTAGTGATGCCAACTGGATAAGTATAGCCCGTCGTTTGGGTGTGGGCCTCCGTGCCGATATGGAGTGGAAGGTTGCCAAGACCGCCACGTTCGAGTATATAACCGCCCAGCTGGAGTTCTCCCAGCAGTCGAGCCTGTCGGCTATCCTATGCGACATACCAAATATCGGAAAGACCTTCACGGCACGGTACTATGTGCAGAACCACCGTAATGCCGTGTATATCGACTGTTCTCAGGTGAAGACCAAGCTGAAGTTGGTGCGAAAGATTGCCGGGGAGTTCGGTGTGGATGCCAAAGGCAAATATAGCGATGTGTACGAGGATTTGACTTATTACCTCCGTTCCATTGAGAATCCGCTTATTATTTTGGACGAGGCCGGGGATTTGCAGTATGAGGCGTTCCTTGAGTTGAAGGCTTTGTGGAACGCCACGGAACGCAGTTGCGCTTGGTATATGATGGGTGCGGATGGTTTGAAAGAAAAGATCAATCGTTCAATAGAATGTAAGAAAGTGGGCTATACCGAGATGTTGAGCCGTTATGGAGATCGTTACAGCAAGGTGACACCTGATGACGGCAAGGAGCGTGAGGCGTTCTTGAATGCTCAAGCTCGGACGGTGGCTAAAGTAAATGCCCCGGCAGGTGCGGATATAGCGCAGATTGTACGCAAGACACGTGGAGGTCTGAGGCGAGTATATACTGAGATAGAGAAACTTAAAATGGCATAGGCGATGGTTAAGATAGTTTTAGAGGACAAAGGTCAAGACCTGTTATGGCTCAAAGTAAATGAAGGTGGTCTTGTGGAGGAAGCCGGACCATTTCAAAATGAAATATGGAAAGATGCTTATGTCCCGTATTGGGGGCTTCGCATAGGGCAATTCTGCCCGATACACCATCCTCCGCATATCATCAAAGGGTTTCTGAAATATAGGATTGAATCAATAGAAAAAGAGCCATGAAACGAGCATATAGTCCGAAAGACATAGCCGCCAAGAAATGGGTGACGTTGCCATGGGGCGAGAAATGGAACAAGCCTTTCGGGTTCCCAGCGGAGAACGCCTCCTGGTTCATCAGCGGTGCCAGTGCCAGCGGGAAGAGCAGCTTTGTGATGCAGCTTGGCAAGGAACTGTGCAAGTACGGCCTTGTGTTGTACTTGAGCTATGAGGAGGGCGTGAACCAGACATTCCAACGCCGTATGGAATATTTGAAGATGAACGAGGTGCAAGGCAAGTTCCGTGTGGTTGTGGACGAGACCTATGAGGAACTGATAGACCGATTGAAGAGGCCGAAGTCCCCGAAGTTTATCATCGTGGATTCGTATCAGGTGTCGGAATGGGAGTATCCGGATGCGGTAGCCTTGATGAAGCGTTTCCCGAAAAAGTGCTTCATCTGGATCAGCCAGGAAAAGAAGAGCCAGCCGATGGGAGGCGGTGCGATCCGTTTGCGTTATATCTGCGACATGAAAATCCGGGTGGTCGGTTATAAGGCGTATTGTCAAGGCCGTGCCATCGGTGAGGCCGGCAGCTATTATGTGGTGTGGGAAGAAGGAATCATTCAAACGAGTAATAATTTGTGATATGGAAAAAGACAAGGTTTACATCAGCGGGGCAATAGCCCACTATAACATTGACGAGCGCAAGGGTGCGTTTGCCAATGCGGAACAGAATTTGAGAAATATGGGCTTTTCCCCGGTCAATCCTTTTAAGAACGGACTGCCGGATGAGGCTCATTGGAGAGAACACATGCGGGCGGATATCGCCCTGCTTCTGGATTGTGAGTATATCTATATGCTGAAGGACTGGGAACTGAGCAAAGGTGCGAAGTTGGAACTTGACGTGGCGAGTTCATGCGGCATTAAAGTATTGTTTGAATAAAAATGGCCGATATGGGAAAAATAAAAATGGAAACCGGTGTCGTGGTGATAACGTTGACCGCTACGGTATATAGAGGAATGATTCGTGAAACCTACCACTCACGCATAGGATTTTGCGGGGAGTACAATAAGGAAATACTTTCTAAGATGGGTGATGAGTTCAAAAAGATATATGCCGGACAAATCGAGGCTGAATACAAAGGTAAATCAGTGAAACCGGATAAGATAATTTATCGTGTCAGTACCAAATCAACGGAATGTGAAATGATTCTTAATGGCAAATGATATGGCACAGGAAGTAACCAATTTCGCCCGGTTTTACGCTTTGTTCAACAAGCTGCCGTTCAACGGAGACCGGGAAGAGTTCAAGAAGTCCATCGTGTTGCAGTATACATGGAACCGGACAGACAGTCTTCGTGAAATGACGAGGCTTGAATATAAGACCTGTTGTGAGGGATTGGAGAAATTGGCCGGTGTGGACGAGCGTCGTCAGAAGATGCAGGAGGAGCTTAAATATTGGCGCAGCGTGTGTTTGAGACTCATGCAAAAAATGGGAATCGACACTTCGGACTGGGCGCGTGTCAATGACTTCTGCCGGAATCCTCGGATTGCGGGAAAGGCGTTCAGTCAAATCTCTTCGGACGAGTTGGAACAACTGGCCGTAAAGCTGCGCTCTATCCGGCGCAAGGGCGGGCTCAAGGAAAAAAAGAAAGAGGAAGTAAAACAACCGGCGGCGGTGACCTATATGTTCATAGACACCAAAGCCCCTAAAAATTGACGGATATGGATAAGAGATTCAAGGAACTGCTTGAGAATGTCAAGAACCAGATACTTGACGTGTTCCCGGAAATGGACCGGGATGATCGGGAAGAGTTTTTCAACAGGCTGAACGAGTGGTCTTATGAGAAATATGAGGAAGCCCTGTTGGAAAGCGAGTTGGAAACGCCAGATTATAGCGAGGAGGATTAGTATGGGAATTGACGATCAGAACAAGCTGGTTAATGCCGGTTTCCAGATAATCCGTAAGGACGATTATCCTTCCCCGAGGATTAAGTTTTGTATAGGCCGGAATGGAAGTTGGAAGACGTATAAGAAGTTTGAGACAAAGGCTGAAAGAGACAGGGCGTTTGCCTTGCTTTTGAAGGATGAGAAAATAATCAGTGATTAACCATCAAAATTTGTTACAATGGCAAAAAGAGAAAAGAAAGTGATCATTACCGGCGTGACCAGGGAGGCCGCCGACGAAGCGTTTGCAAATTATGCGAAGGCAGATGCGCAGAGTACGAAGATTACAGCGGACATCGAGCTTCAGTGCGCGAAGATCCGTGAGAAGTACGCTAACAAACTGGCGGAGCTGGAAGGAGAGAAGGAAAAGGCGTTCGACACCTTGCAGGCCTATGCCACCGAGAACCAGGCAGAATTGTTCTCCAAGAAAAAGAGCCTTGAGATGGCGCACGGCGTTATCGGTTTCCGTTCCGGAACGCCAAAGTTGAAAACCTTGAAAGGCTTCACGTGGGCGAGCGCGTTGCAGCTTGTCAAGGAGTTTCTTCCCGGTTACGTGCGCCAGACGGAGGAGATTGCCAAGGACAAGCTGCTTGCGGACCGTGACACCGAAGAGATGGCTCCGCAGATGGCCAAGTGTGGCATACAGGTGGCCCAGGACGAGACATTCTATGTTGAACCGAAAAAAGAGGATGCCGCATGATCCATAACGTAGAGAAGACCCCAAAAGTAGCCCTGTGCCGTGCTTGTCACGGCACGGGTGTCATACAGAGAACGACCGAACTTCCTTCCCGGATTTTCAGAAAAAAGAAAGTGAATATTACCGAGGAGGCTTGTCCCCAGTGTGGCGGCAGCGGCCGGGTGATAGTGAGTGCGAAGATGGAACTGGACATTCAACCATATAATCCAAAGAAGGAGTAAGCGATGGCAAAGCGACGCGGAGTAAGTTATGAGAAACGTGTGGAGGAGATAAACAGGATATACGACCAATATGCCAAACGCGGTGTACCGAACCGCGAGATCTGGCGGCGGTACGTATATCCTGTATATGCCGTTACCGAACGTACATTCTACAATATACTCAACGCGAGCGCGGATGCGAGCAAGAAGATAGCTGACGAGGAGACCCGCCAGCTTTTACTCTTTAATGACGATGACTATGAACAAGGACGTGCAGAAGATAATCGCCCGGATCCTGCAGGATATCCGGGTGGAGATGACAGATGAGTTCGACCGTAATTTTGAGCGTCAGGCTTTTTTCTCCGAGGCATGGCAGCGGCGTAAAAGCCCGACACGTCCCGGAGGTTCTATTTTGATAGATACCGGCCGGCTCAGGCGGAGCGTTTCCAGCCGGACCACGGAGAACAGCATCACGTTTTACACTGACCTTCCGTATGCGGCCATCCACAATGACGGCGGGGAGATAAGGGTGACAAAAAAGATGAAGCGTTACTTTTGGCATAAATACTACGAGGCGACCGGTTCTTTCGGGCGCAGGAAGAATGGAGAGAAACGCAAGGACAAACGTACCGTGCAGCTGACCGGCGAGGCGGAGTTCTGGAAGCTCATGGCCTTGAAAAAGGAGGGCAGCATGATCAAGATTCCCCGAAGGCGTTTCTTGGGGGTTTCTCCCGAAGTGGAGAAGGCTGTCCGTGAAATCATAGAGGAGAATATAACGGAATATTTCAATGTTGAATTTGATATAAGACGGAAATGAGAAAGGAACTTTATAATATGCTCTGCAAGGAGCTGAAGGAGGTGGGCGGAGGCTTGATAAAACACATCGACCTGTGGAACCACAATGTGGAGTTTATCGAGCAGGAGGAGAATTGGGAACGCCCTGCCGTGTTCGTGGAGTTCTGCCCGATACGCTGGAACGCGATTGTGGACGGGGTGGAATATCGGGCCGAACCGGAAGTGAAACTGCATATCGTGACGGACTGGGCCGGTGCGGCCAACGAGGGCAGCCCGTTCAAGGAAGAGGCGTTGGAGGTGTTTGACCTGCCGGAACTGATACATGAGCGGCTCTCGTGCATGGATGGCGATACTTTCATGGCATTTGACCTGGTGGAGAGCCAGACGAACCACAACCACGAGGAGATTGTGGAAAATATCGAGGTGTATTCGTGCGTGGCCTTCAAACGGCTTCGATAAACGGCCATGTTCAGACAGTAAAGCCTCCGGCGGACAAATTACCGCCGGAGGCTTTCTATTTCAACAGGGGGCAAAGAAACGCCGTCAGGCAGCCTCTTTTTTGAACAGCATCATGTCCGTGTAGGATGAGCTGTAGTTTATGTGGGCGTTGAACTCCATCCGGGTACATCCCTCGAACGGGTTGCCGATGTTTTTGTTTTTCCCGATCCATTCGCACAGCTCCAGGATGGAGGATTTGTTTGAGGTGAAATAGACGAACGGATGCCCGGATAGCACGTTCAGCACGTCGAGGTAATCCGACATACGCCAACTCATATTGTAAGTACCCACGTCGGTGGAAAGGTACGGCGGGTCCACCAGGAACACCACGCCCGGCGTGTCTTTGTACCGGTTGCACAGCTTCTTGTAATCGCAGGAGACGATTTCCAGCCCCTCCAGATAATCCGTGCACTCCGGATAGTCCGCTTTCCGGATGTTGTTATAAAGGGCTTCCTTCCGCATCTCCGGTACGTTCAGTTTATATTTCATGGAGAACATCAAAGAGGAGGACAGGGTGATGAAGTCCACGTAACCGGTCTCGTGCTCCTCCTGGAGGATACGGCTGAAGATGCGCTCACGCAGTTCTCCGGTTATGGTCTTGTGCCGTGGAACGGAATTCCCTACCATGGCACGCAGGTCGGCGATCAGCCGGTTTGTCCTTGGGATGTTTTCCAACCGCTTGTGGTAATTGTCGAAATCGTTGTATATGACCGTGGCTTCCGGCTTGCATCGTTTGGTGATGTGTGATAACAGGCCGGAACCGCCGAAAAGGTCAACGAATACCGTGCTTTCCGGATATTGTTCCAATACTTTCATAAACTTGCGTGCGAACATGCGCTTTTGGCCCACGAATGGCAGCGGGGCTGACAGATACGTCTTTTTCATACGTTCAATTCGAATTTTACGTTAGGATTTCCGGCAAGCAGTTCTTGTGTGCGTGTGACGTTGTTCTCGTAAATATGCACGTTGCCGAGGTTGATTGTGATGGATTTCAGGGGTAGTTCTATTTGCCGGGATATAAGGTACAGGTGATAGATGTCCGCCGGTAATCCGAGGTTGGCGTCCGAGCTACGCTGGTAGGCCGTCAGGACCAGTTCGCCTTGTTCGATCTGGAACTGTACGAGGCTGAGGCATGGTGCCTGGTTGCTTTCCGTGCCGGTCGAACCGAGGAACAGCACGTAGTTCTTGCTGCTTCGTTTTTCCCGGTTGATTTTGCCAATCAGAGGTGGCAGCTTCTCGAAATAGGTAGGGTAGGAGTTCACGAGGATGGAGCCGCAGTAGTCCCACCAGTTTATCCCGGCTTCCCGGTATTTCTCAACCTGTCTTTCCCCGCTCATGAAGAGCGACAGTTCGCTTCTGAGCTTTTTCCGTGCGATATTGTGTCCCTCGAAAATATCGAGCAGTTCCGCCGGGGACAGTGTTACCGTCTCGTTCAGCAGGTAACGGCTTTCACCTTTCCTGCCTTTTTGTGTCTTGCCGTCGGCAAGTACCTTTTTTAGGATTTGATAATACTTGTTCATGGTGTGTTGTTTTGATACCCCGCAAAGGTACCGCGCCGTTATCCCTCTTCAATGGGGAGGCTGTCCCATTACACTGCAAACGGGTTACAGTCGCTTTGAAGCCGTTTGATGAGCGTGTATACCTTTCGCTCGCAAACATTATAACGTTCGGCCAGTACTGCCACGATGTAGGAAACCTTTTCGCCTTCGTCCAACAGCCTGTTGTAGTCATTGTATAGTTCGATATACTGTACGTCTTCCATCCGGATTCCCACTTTCCGGCATGTTTTCAGCATTCCTTTATTCAATTTCAGTATCTCAATTACTTTCATATTCAACAAAAATTAGTACTTTTGCACTGTCTCACTTATTAAACAACAACGAAAACACCCAAATGGGGTGGCATGAGGGCATTGCCCCCGGCCGCGCTCCATTTGGGTGCGTTGTGTTTAATAGTAAGTGAGACGACTGTTTTAACAGGCCGGGGGCTTTTTTTACAGCCTTACCCCCGAAGGCTTTTTTAATCTACCGCATATAGCGACAAATCAAATACATCTTTCTTTTTCCATCCGTCGGCCAGCGTGTTTTGGATATGCTGCATGGCTTTCGTATAGAAGTCTGTCAGGTCTTCCAGTGTGGCAAACTCGCGATAGACCGGTTCGGTGTCCGTCCCGAATTTGAACACGACCGGAAGAGTCGCCCCTGCTGTTTGCACGGCAAGGTCGTAGGCTGCCTTGTAGTTGAACTGGTTCTCGCTTGACAACCATACCGGGACATTCTCGTAGGTGAAACCTGATAGGATATCCTTGTCAGTTTCCCGGTTGTGCCATGTTATGACCGTGGAGCGTATCTCGTCTTCGGTGGGTCGATGGTCGAACTCCTCTTCCATGTAGGTGGCCGATCCGTTCTCTCCCGGCTGCACGTCCCATCGGACACGCCATTTGTTTTTAATGGGGTTTATGCATTCAAGCAACCGTACCCCGATGTTTCCTTCCACTTTTTTCATCAGCTGAATACATACTTGGTTCTACCTTTGCCGAAAGTTTCCGTCCGGATGATGGTCTCAAACGGAAATCCGTCCGGCATTTCACTCACTTGCGCGAGGATGTTCTTCATCTCTTCCGAGTTGGTGAAGAACTTCTTGGCCTCGCCATTCATCTCGATGGCTACGATACAGCGGTCCTCGCCCTGTTCGGTGCGGATGCCGGTCTCGAAGTCCTTCACGATGATGGGTAAGTTCACTAATTCCCGGATGCTTACCACGGAGCCGGGAAAACGTTTCTTGCCGTCTTCCGGCTTGTAGGAAACGTTCAAGTCTTTAAATGATCTCATTTTTTTGCCTGTTAATTTATTAAACAACATATTGCAGTCGGCGTGCTTGGCCATCCCATAGAAGGAAGCGACCAGTTCACGCCTTCTTTTCCTCGATTTGACCTCGTGCATTTTTCGGGCGAACTTCTGTTTGATGCGCTTGCGTAGGCGCACATGGTCGGGGTATATGACATATCCCAAGAAGTCTATGCCCTCGTCCACCGGGAATACACGTTCATCAGGCTTTACGGTAAGCCCGATTTGTGCGACCTGGAAATGGACGGCATCACGAATCTTCCACAATTCTGATTTCGCGTCACCGAGTACCACGCCGTCATCGCAATAGCGGTAGAAATGGCGGACGCCGTACTTGTCCTTCAAATAATGGTCTAAAAAAACAGACAGGAGCAGGTTGCCCAACCCTTGCGACGACCTCAGCCCGATGCTGATTCCTTGCGGCATGAGCCTTACGAAGTTGTCAAGCATGGCGATGAGTTTCTTGTCCTTGAATACCCTCCGGACACAATACATTACGAAATCCTGCCCCACGCTCTCATAGAACTTGGAGATGTCGAATTTGTAGCAGTAGCGTGTTCCTTCCGGGTCTTCTTTCATGTCGCGGCGTATGTACTCCATGAGGTCGTGCATGCCGCGGTTCTTGATGCTGGCTGAGGTGGTACGGATGAACCGTTTCTTCAGGTGCCTGTCCACTACGGCCATGATTGCGTGGACGGCGATGCGGTCCTTCATGGTGAGTATCTGGATACGTCGCATTTTTCCACCCTCCACGATTTCCCTCTCCCGGTAATCCTTGACGGTGAATGTACCTGTCTTGATTTTTCCGGTAAGTTCCTGAAGCACCTCTTCCCTGTGCGCAAGCAGGTAACGTCCCTGGCGGCTTTTTTTTCGTTTGGAGCCACGGAGGACCTGGTCGAATGATTCCGCCATATTGGAATAATCGGCAATCTCTTCCACTATATATCCTTGCCTGTGCATTATAGCATTGTTTTTTTTGATTGTTTTACAAACGGAAGATAAGGGCCTTCCTTTCCCCGGGTCTGACTTCTTCGAGCTGACTTGAGCCTACCAAACTCCACCCGACGCGTGATTTTTCAGCTTTCCGCACCTGTGCGCTTTTGCTGCGGCTTGCTTCCCTCGGCACCACGGTAGGGGACACGTCCCCGGTGTTGTACGCCGATTGTTAGATTTCCAGACGGGAGCCGACATTCGTGTTCGAGTTCGATGCATCGTTATTCGCATTCGCATTCGACACGCCGCCATTCGCATTCGCATTGTTGTACCCGCGATAGACCACACGGACTATCAGGAAGCTCCACCGGGGTGCAAAGGTACGGATAAAAGCCAGTCCCCTTGTTAGATAACGAGGAAAATCAATGCGGCGATTGCTCCTCCGGTCACGGTGAGTGTCCAGTCCGTCCAGTCCCAACGACCGCCCCGGAGCTTGTCTTTGAGCTCCAGCGAGGAGGCTGCGATGGCGGCTGCGTATAAGGCCGCGTACGGTGTCAGGGCTGGCAGCCCCACGATAAAACCGCCTACCAGGTGTTTGTAGCGGTTACTTTGTTTCAAAAATGAAAGAATCTTGTTCATAAGCAATTGGATTAAAAAATGTTTTGTATATTTGCAAACACAGAAGCATTGAGGGAATGACGAGCAGGCGTTTTAGTCCAAAGTGTCGCCCTTGGTGCTTTTGTTTTTTTTATTCTACTATTATATCATTTACTGAGTATAAAAAGTATTTTATGCGGATATAACCGTTATCCCTTCTTGTTACTTCTTTGGCAACATTAAGCCTTACCCATTTTCCATTGATTTTAACTTTGAAGTAGAAGAAGTGTTCCACATTGTCCGTCCTTGGGTGAGTCAATGCGGAATCATCCACATATTCGGCACGTTCAAGGTGTGAATCCAGGTTCTTCAAGTCCTCCTTGGAAACGATGTGTGTCCGTCCGAATGTGTCGGAGAACAAGTGCTTGTTGCCCTCTTTGGTAAAGCCGATATTCAAGTCCTTGCCATTTATGTTCTTTTCCACTTTCTTTTGAAGTAGAGGCTCCATTTCATGCAGATAATGGATACGTTCGATAGCTCGTGCGGACTTTTCCCGGTCTCCGGCGCATTTTTGCAGTATTTTGCAGGCGGCGCACAGCTCGTTGTCCGGAACGAAGGCCAGTTTAAGTTTCCCTTTGGCCATATCACAATCCCTGCACCTTTTGATGGTGTATGGGTTGTAATCCGGCATGGTCTTCTGTTCTTTTCCCGGGTTGAACCGGAAGATGCCTTTGGTGTCCCTTTGAAGGGCTGACTCGCCCAATGCCATTGCCTCATCGTAGGGCGTTTCCGGATATTTGGATTTTCGTACCTGGACTACGGTGCACCTGCAGTTCCATCCATTTGGCGGGAAATACTCCTCCCAAAAGGGGTCTGCCATAGGTCGTGTTACCCCATGCAGTTCGGCATGTTCCGGGCGAACCTTGCCATCCCCGGCCGTCCGGTACTGGAGGTTGTAGCGGTCCCCGTCTTCTGCGAACCGTTCCCACTTGGCGGCCATAGTCGCCGAAGCCTGCACAAAGTTGTACTCTGCCCGGAGGTAGCCCCGATTATAGGTTTCGTCTATCTTCCGGACATCGTTCAAAAAGCGTTCGAACGTTTTCCGATTGCCGTTCTCATCCAGCAGGGAGGGGAAGGCTTCGTTCAGTTCATGGAACGTCTTCAGGCCTGAGAATATATAATCCGACCTCTGCAGGCGCCCTCGCATGGCCTCGGACATCTCCACCTGCCGGAATGAAGAGTCCAGGACGGAGGCGTGCGTCTCTATAAAGTCCTGCGCCTCTTCTGAAGCCAGTATGTTGATTTCAAGGTTTGCCCCCTGCTCCCGGAACAGGGCTTTCATCATGCGGTCGAACATCTCTGTAAGCTTGTCACGCATCAATTTTGCCTCGTCCTCTTTTGAGAGTTGGAGGGGATGATTGCCAAGCAATGAACTGTAGCGTAGATGCAGCCCCGAATAATCCTCGGGGCTCAGTCGAAAAAACGGGACAGCGTTCCAGCCTGTTTGCCGTCTTTCTTCTTTTTCGGATCTGCCGGGCCCGGCTCTTCCTTCGGTTCCTTCTCCTCGCACGGAATGCCGTATTTTTCCTCAAAGTACTGTGGCTTCACCTTGTAGTGCTGCAGTACCATTTCTTCGTAGGCTTTCTGCTGTTCGGGCGTGTAGTCAATGGAGTAGTCCCAATCAAAGCGCAGCCCTTTGACAGGGAACCCGTGGCGCACCATTCGCGGAATGAGCTGGTTGTTCACTATATCCCGAAGCATATCACAGTCGCTTTCCACGAGGTTCTGGAACACTTCCAGGTGCGTTTCAGACTGTGAGAGGCTGCTTCCGTCCTCAATGGTCATCGTCTGCCCGATGATAAGCTTTGACAGTTCGGAGTTGGCCCGATCGATGCGCTTGTCATAGACATTGAATGCATCTCCCTTGCCGCTTTCCACAAACTCGATTTCGGTTTCCATTCCTGCCACCATGGAGAGGGCGGTTCCGGCTTCACGCAGCATCTTGTCGAGACGGTCAATCTCTTTCTGGTCGCGCGAAGTGGTGCGTGCTATACGCATGGGCATTCCGAATATTTCCCCGAAGGTGTCCCAAAAGGCCAGCATGTTCTTTTTGGGGATAGTCTGTGAAGCAGCCTTGAGATACAGCCCGAGGTCGTCGGGCCTGCCTGCTTCAATGAGCCAGTCCGAAAAAGGCGGCTGGCGGTAGTCTATACCTGTAGTCCAGTCCTGCCCGAGGTCGGTAATGACACGTCCGTACTCAGGAATGACATGCTTGCGCGGAATAAGCTTCACATCCGAATAACAGATGCAGCCGTCACCGTCAGTGCAAAGGTCGCCCAATTCGATGAGCGAATGCCCCCAGTAGATTGAATCAAGGGCATAGCGCATGAGCTGCTTGAACCAGGACTGGTCAAAGAAATGAACCGCTTCCTCGTTCTCATCCCCTTTCATATCCACGATTTTGAATGAACGTGCCATGACAAAACCTCTGCGCTGCTCCACACACCCGGAGAGGTGAAGGTCTATTTCCGCGTCCCGGTAGAT